TTAATAAAATATGTTAACAGTTGAGTATACACAGGCTAACTATATAAGGAGAAGGATATAATGAAAGAAAAAATGGACAAGAAACCTAACAAAAGAGGCAAGGTTGTGGCACATATTGATAAGGCTAAGGCATTGGAGCTTTATCTGAAAAAAGGTATGACTTATGAAGAAATAGGGAAATACTTTGGCGTGTGTAGACAGGCTGTGCATAACTCTTTGAAGAAATTTAAGGATGTGATTCAAAGCAAGGGTGAGATATCGGCTATGCGAGCTAATAAGGCTGAAATATTGGATAGCGTGGAACTTACGCTGATAAATGACATGATGGACAAGGAAAAACGCAAAAATGCTTCCCTAAATAACGTAGCCTATGCCCTACAAAATGTCAATAATATGAATAGGTTAGAGAAGGGCAAATCGACTGCCAATATCCAGTATGTTGATATGTCTGCTACCCTGGAGGAGATAAGACGTGAACGTGAGCAGCTCCAGGAGCAGTTGGAAGGCATGGCATGAGACTTGCAATTTATACCTTATATATAGGGCTCGTTTGATAGGCTACACGTACATGACATATATTTGTTATTATGTTGGGTAGTATGCTGGGTAGTATGCTGTTATTTGTTTGAATTGGTTAAGTTATGGATAATATTAAGGATTGTTGGGGTAGGGTATATGCATAGAGGGTGAGACCCCTCCCCCCCCGGGGCGATATGTGGGTATATATCCCTCAATGTGTACGAAAACACATAAAAGGCTTGCTATTCCACTGTTTTCAATGTATGCATATTTTTAGTAAGGGCTTGTTTATGGATGGGGGTAAGTATAGCAAACCAAGGTAGTCGCACATTGTACTATCCCCCCCATTTATAATACATATTATATAAACGACCAAGTATATTAACAAAGTTACGTAGCGGCTGAAACGCCCGGCCGCCGATTGCCCACTGAAATGGTGGGGTAACGGATAAACGACCATCTTTGACATTGAGCATCGGATTAATTTTGCTTAAAGCAGTTTATTCCGGCTAAGTCTCCGCGCAAACCATGTGAGTCAAAAAAGCAGCGCATTATAAAACATCATGGGTGATAGAGCTGATAGGGTCGATAAATTACGTTTATAGTTAATATACGGGACAATTTGAGGTAAAATATTTAGTGTATGCTTGTTTAGTATATTCTTTACGGGCTTGATTTGTGCCGAAAAGGATTAAAACTAAGTTACGCTTAATATAATAACAGAATACGGACAACGGCACTTAGGGAATTTAAAGTGAGTCTATTAAGGCCATAGGTGTATAGTAACGCAATGTAAGAAAAAGAGCAGACGCAGGAAGATGGTGTTAGCCTCTAACGTTTCCTTTCACAAATAACAAGTTGGTAAAGGTTAATGGTTACTACTAAACAAGCTATGATGGATAAGTTAAAAGACCTTGAAGCCCGTGAGGTTGAGCTTATGCGTCAGATGAACAGCTATCGTGATGATAACAAGATAGAGTTCTTTACAAGACCTAATCCGTTACAAGAGCAGTTGTTAACGGCATGGGGTGATGAGAGTTTAAAGGTCTTCACTTTTTCGGGGTCGAATCGCCTGGGAAAATGTCTTACATATCAAACACTTATAGATACTCCTAATGGGAAAGTTTCTATGGGGGAATTATTTGAGGCCGGGGAGCCATTTGATGTTTTTTCATGGAACGGAAAAAGGCAAATAGTAACGCAAGCTTCCGCCCCATTTAAAAAGAAAGGTTTACATAGATGTTATAAGATTACAATGAGTGACGGTCAGGTTATTGAGGCAGCAGATCACCACCGTGTTTTAACTTCGCACGGATGGTTTTCCGTTGAGCGGCTTCAAGCATCTTTTGATAACCTTCAGGGCTCCAGTTTGGAACACGACCTTTCAGCTCTGTTTTTAGGTGATCTCCATTGGAGCGAAAAAGGAAAAGATTTTTTGGCTCATTATTTTGCGGGTTCCCGTCAATATGATGAACAACCTCTTTTTTCGATAAATAGCGGCCAAGTTTTTTTTCCATCACAAGCCGGTGTTCTGCAACATAACGCGCTTTTGTGCAATTTGGGTGCTTTGGGGAATATATATAAAAATACCCTCCGACTAATATCCGGCCTCCTTTCCAACCAGTATGTTTCTCCCCGCTTCTTGGGCCAGTACGTTGGGTCTTTATTTTATGCTTTTTGCAAATCTTTGCCACTTGAGGAGATATACAACCGATCTGTTCCCCAACCCATTTTTGAGTCTTCCCCTCGTTTTCAATCCAATGGCGTATTTTTTGAACAGGCCAATCAAATGCAGGGACTCCCATTTTTGGTTTTATTCCGTTATCTTTGCAGTATTGCTGAATCGTTGAAACACAACAAGCAAGTTGCCCAGAAATCCATTTTAAAGTCTTTCGATCAATTTCAACCCATTGCTGGATTTGGTCAACCGACCAAGTACTCTTATCACGACAATACCGAGTCATACAATCCTCCTTTTAAAGTTATTGGTAACAACCAAATAGAAAGTATCACACCTATTAAAACTCGTCAAGAGGTTTGTTATGATTTTGAAGTGCCTAAATATAAAAACTATTTTGCTGGTGGCATAGTTCATCACAATACAACGATAGGCACTGTCATGGCGTTTTCTACCATGTTTGGGTATTGGCCTTGGGATAAAGATAAGCTTCTGTATTTTTCGCATGATAAGCCGAGGAAAGTTCGTTATATAGGCCAGGATTGGGAAAAGCAGATCAAGACTGTTTTAATTCCTGAATTAGAGAAATGGTGGCCAGCAAATAGAAAAGTTATTAAGAAGAAAAACAACCAGGGGATTGATGCTTATTGGAAGGACGAATTAACAGGAAGCACATTAGAGTTGATGTCTAACGGTCAAGAATCAGATCTTCATGAAGGGTGGTCAGGGGATTTAATCATATATGACGAGCCGTGTAAACGGTCTATCCGTGTTGCTAATGCAAGGGGATTGATAGATAGGAGTGGCCGGGAGTTGTTTTGCATGACCTTGTTAAAAGAGGCGTGGATAAGTAGGGAAGTTATTAACGCTGTTGATGAAAACGGTAGACCTGATAAAACAGTTTTTAATATAACTGGTGATATCAGTAATAATGTTGGGTACGGCATTACACAAGAAGGTGTTGATCAGTTTGTTAAAACATTAAGCCCAGATGAATACGATGCAAGGATAAAAGGGATCCCATCTTATATGAGTGGGTTAGTATACCCAGCGTTTGTAAGAAAAACCCATCTTAGAGAACGATTTAAAATCCCATTAGACTGGATAGTTGATATTGCCATAGATATACATCCAAGAGTAGAGCAAGCGATTCTTTTTTGCGCTGTAAGCCCAAGAGGTGATAAATACCTTTGCAACGAGATATGGGGGCATGGTGACGGCAAATGGGTTGCTGAAGAGATAGTCGGATGTATAAAATATTGCAATTATAGAGTAGGGACTATTATTATTGATCCGTTATCAAAAGGAGACGGGAATAATGATAATACTGTTTTTGATAAAGTTCAGCGTATTCTATGGAGCCATGGGATACCGTTAAAAACGGCATCAAAAGATAAGAATTCCGGCATCCTTGAAATTAAAAACCATTTAAAAGGCCCAAACAACGAGCCTTCTTTGTTTATATTTAATGATCTTGTAAGAACAATCTTTGAAATTGAAGGCTATATGTATGACAAAGACACACAGAAGCCTATGGATAAAGACGATCACATGATGGAAAATCTTTACAGGCTTATGCTTCTTGATACCCAATGGACTCCAATAGATCATTGGGCTGATAATGATGTCGAGCAAACTTATTCAGGTCGTAATGTGGTAGGAGGTTATTAAGGGTGATTTATGAAGAAAGATTTGACACATACGAAATTTTGGATAGAGAATAATGATGTAGAAAAAATTAAAAGATGGCTTTTGCGCCATGAACAAGAAATAGCAATAGGAGCCGATAATTTCAAAGGAATACGCTCTTTATTTGCTATTGTAATTAAAAGAGAGCCGATGGAAGTGAATATGCTTTAAATAACCTTGTGTTTTAGTAAAAAAGAGAGGGAGATGTCTACAGATGCCAACAATCTCTAACGCCTCCTTACACAAATTAATATATTATTAAAAATTAATGCTAATTGCTAAACAAGCTGTGAAAGAAGTTTAAAATGAGACCTTTAGAAGTATTAAAGCAAGAGTTTGAAGCAATCAATAGAAAAATGGATAATGTGGTTTTTCCATGCACAAAGTACTGTGATACTGGGTTAAGTATGCCTTTTGAAAATAGCGAACTTAAAAAAATACCAGATGGATCTTTATGCAAGCTTTATGAACATAAGCTATTTACAACACGCTCGTATCGGCATGAAGGCTCAGCTGTATACAAACTTATTAAAGCTTTACACCAAGCAACTCAAAATAAGTCTAAAATATATTGGAGGTTCAAGCCAGAAGTTATTATTAACAAAGATTTTAATTCACAGCGCAAAGTTTTTGTTGGCCGTGTGAGGTT